GCGTATGCTGCTAGAAAGAGCGGAGAACCATATACGCTTGAGTCAATCCGTTGGTGCGACTGGAAGCTCGGATTTAAGGAATGGGTTGAAAGGAGAAACTGTGAGCGCTAATGATCGGCAAGAGGGCGGCAACCACTACAGCAATGGCGAGGGCCTGCAGCACTGGGATCTGGTGAATATGTATCGTTGGGATTACTATCAGTCCCAGATCACGAAGTACGTGATGCGGTGGAAGAAGAAGCACAAGACCCACGAAGGTAGAGTAGAGGACTTGAAGAAGGCCCGACACTTCTTGGACAAGTACATTGAAGAGGCTGAGCGGTGGGATGACGGCCAGAAGTCTCCATCGCGTACTACCGACGCAGACTTTCTGCGACCTCCGCTAAACGATCCTGCACAGACACACGTGAACGTAGACTGGCAGTGCGAAGGCTGGTACGGAGACCTGACCAATCTATACCGTTGCAAGCACTGCCGAAGTCTGTTTCGTACGGATACGATAGAGAATGCGATTGACCTTCACGGTCATTGTGCCAAGGCCCACGGCTACGTAAATCAGGGCTAGCACCCGAAAACTCGCCCCCTTACACTAGCAGTAAGGGGGCCTGCCCCCAAGGAGATTTAGAGGTGACAACTCGTTACGCTGTGCTCAAGCCCGTGTGGGTGCCCTGCAAGTGGGGAGAGCGTGGAGAGATTTTAGATAATCACGTTACGTGGCGTTGCATAGCAGACTGCTATGGCGACACCCCCTACACAGCGCTGACTCTGGCCTCGCTGCACGGGTATCTTGCGCCAGTCTTGGAGAAATGGGATGATCGGAAGCACACTGTTCAGAAATCCCTCGGCCCTGCGGATGGCTATCCGCGACTTGGAGGACGCCCAACGTCACAGGCTGGAAGCCGCCAAGCACCGGGAATACTACTGCGCCATTGAACAGATGTACGCAGACCGAGAACAGCGGCTTCGTGAAGAGATTCAGGAGCTCAACCACCCAGAACCGGAGGTGTTCCAATGAAGGATACCAAGTGCCCGATGTGCGGCCACGAGGAGACGGAGCATACGGAAGTGCTGCGTCTGTTACAGCAGTTCGACAACAAGCGCGCCGTGACGGAGCTACTGCTGCTCGGTCGGCCCGACTCTGAACTCGGCAAGCTGCTGATTGCCGCCTCAGACCTCTACAGAAAGCTGAAAACGCAATGATTCTAGTAGTTGGAGATGCGATTCTTGACGTGGATCGCAGGTTTACCACCACGCGCATGTGTCCTGAGAAGGATGACGCCCCGGTGCTGACCCCACTTCACTCAGAGGCAGAAATGCGGCTGGGCGGGGCCTTGAACGTGTGGCACGCCATCCGAGAACTCGGGACTGAGTGCTCAATCATCTCTGTGCTGGGTAATGATCAGCCAGGGGAGATTATTCGAGCTATGGTGGGTGACACCCGGCGTTGCCTGCTGGCTGCGAAGGACGACAACCCCACCACGGTGAAGGAGCGTGTCTACATCGACGGCGTGCTGCGCTACCGCATGGACAACGACCGCCGCACGGAGAGTCTTTCCACTTATCTGATGTTAGAGCGACACGTGCTGCAAGAAATGGCTCTGGGCCACGTAGACCTGCTAGTTCTAAGTGACTACGGCAAGGGGGCGCTGGCTCATCCAGAGAATATGATTGCCGCTGCCAAGCGTGATGGAATACCTGTGCTGGTAGACCCTAAGGGCAGCAACTGGGATCGCTATCGAAGAGCTACAGTTCTAAAGCCGAACTTCAAAGAGTACAGTGAATGGGATGCTGAATCCTGTGACAATTCTACGTTCATCACCACGATGGGCGCAAATGGCATGATTGTAGATGAATTCGGCACTGCAGAAGAAGTCTACGGCATCCCACGCACCGCGGTCGACGTGACTGGCGCAGGTGACATGGCCTGCGCCGCGCTGGCGGTTTGCATGGCGAAGGGCCTGCCGGTGCTGACTGCTGCGCAGGTCGCCAATGTGCTCGCCGGCTGGAGCGTAGAGTTCCAGGGTGTGAAAACCTTTACGAAACAGGAGGCCACTGATGAATGCGCAAGATTCGGGACTGCCTTTCCCAACTAACTACACCACCAGCGAATATCTCGTGGCCGGGGCGTTTGACCGGCACACTGAGACCGTGCTGAGGCTGGTGCAGGAGAAGGACTGCATCGCGCAGGCAGCGTGCACGGCAGCGCTGCTCCGCACGCGATTCATGGCTGGTCAGAAACTTCTACTGTGCGGCAACGGTGGCTCGGCCATGGACGCCCAGCACTTCGCGGCCGAGTTGGTAGGGCGATACAAGACTGAGCGCGAGCCTCTACCAGCCATTGCACTGACCGCCGACCAAGCGATTCTGACCGCCGTGGCGAACGACTACAGCTACGGCATGGTGTTTGAACGCCAAGTGCATGCCCTGGGACGCCCAGGTGACGTGCTGATTGCCTTCAGCACCAGTGGCAACAGTCACAACGTGTGCTGCGCCGTGTCAGAAGCCAAGAATACTGACATCTTCACCATCGCGTTCACAGGTCAGAGTCCTGACAGTTATCTTGCGCGCGCCGCAGATTGGTGCATCCGCGTGCCAAGCCTGGAGACCGCGCGTATCCAAGAGATGCACCAAATACTCTATCATGGAATTTGCGAGGCTCTAGATGAACTATATTCTGACCAACGGGTGCTTTGACCTCTTTCACACGGGGCATGCAGCCTACCTGCAGAAGCTGAAAGAACTAGCTCTGCAGATAGATGCAGAACTGGTCGTTTTCGTGAATAGCGATTCCTCTGTGGAGACGCTCAAGGGACTAGGTCGACCCATCATCCACTACGCGGATCGGGCCACCATGGTTAACTACTGGGCAGATCGCGTGTGTGATGTTGATGAACCTGACTGTGTGCGCAGTCTACAGGAATTCGTAGATACCCTGCCGTCTGATACGACATTCCTGTACGCCAAGGAGGCTGGCGGCGAAACGGGGCCTGAAGGTCAGTGGGCTCGCCGGCTAGGTATTCCCATCCTGACGTTCTCCCGTGCGGAGGGCGTAAGCACAACGGAGATCATCGAAAGGATCCAAAGCCGTGTTGCGAAAGAAGCTTTTGCTACTGGACAAGGACGGGACGCTGATACAGAACATCGGGCGTCCGCCGCATTTGAACGAAGTCGTCTTATTGCCGGGGGTGCCGCAGGCGCTGAAGAGACTACGCGCGCTAGACTACTCCCTGGTGATAGTTACCAACCAAGCAGCTATCGGCCGGGGGGAATATACGGAGGAAGCCTTGCGTCAGCAGGTCAAGAAGATCCGGGAGATGCTCTGGGCCGAGGGTGCGGAGATTGACCGTATCTATCACTGCCCCCACAAGCCGAGCGACAGGTGTCCGTGTCGTAAGCCTCTTGGTGGGATGCTGGTGCAGGCTATTGCAGACGCTGGTTATCCACTGAAGAAGCACTGCAAGATGGTTGGGGACAATTGGACGGATATAGCCGCTGCCCGTGCCGCTGGCATCAAAGGCTATCAGATAGAGCAGAATAGCGGTGGGCTTTTTGATCTAGTTGAACGCGAGGTTTTCAAGTGATTTATCTTATCTCGGCGGGGTGGCTGGCGTGTGGAATCGCGGCTATGGGTCTTTGTATGGCCTACTTTCAGCGTAAGTGGCCCCAACTAGCTGAAGAGGATTACGCCAAGGATCTCGCGTATGGCCTTGTGCTAGGTCTTTTCGGCGGCCCAGTGTCGCTTATCGCAGTTTCGATAACCTGCAGGGGTTATGGGTGGACGCTTCTACCGACGAAAAAGTCATGATATGCCCGACCTGCAGCGCCAAGACTCGAGTGTTAGAGACTCGGGGTGGGGGTACGGAGCACGTTCGCAGAGTGAGATACTGCCCTAGCAATCACATCTTCGAAACAGAGGAAGTGCTGCTGGTAAAAATTAGCCCCTACGGGGCGTCAAACACCGTAGGGGCTAGTACCCCACCAGGGGGCAACACCCAACCGCTCTAGGGGCCTGTCGACTGGCTCTGCGCCCATGCGTTTAGTGCTGCCTTTGCAGCAGCACACTCGTTATAGAGTTGGCCCACCTCAACCAGTTTTCTAGTGAGGTCTGCGCCCGTCATTCCCACTAGCGGGGTGATCACTGGGCACGGCTGCACTAGGCTGGCTGGGACTGGTGGGATCTGCACCTGCGAGGGCGGCGTTGATGTTGCGCACCCCGTCAGCATCCACGCACACAGTGCTGTACAGAGGCCTTGCAAGTAGAACCGAGAGGTTCTGGTTGATCTTAGCATACAGGGTTCTCTCTTTCGCTTTTTCGTTCTCCAGGGCTGCTGCCGTGGCGTTGGCTGTCTTCTCTAGCGCTGCGTACTTCACCTGTTCGGCTGCCACAGCGGCTAGCTGATCTTTGGCAGCAACCCCCAGGTCGTAGCCGTGCACGAAGTGATACGTTACGCCAACGACCAGGACGGTTTCCAGCAGGAAACCGCCTACTTCTGCCATCAGCTTCTGTGGCATGAACGATGTAATCAAGGTGAGCCCCACAGATCTGCTTCAGCCTGACGACGACGTGCCAGCCCAGCGAGATGAGCACCCCCCGCCATGTCCCATCGTGCGAACTCAGCCTGCGCGGCGTCAAAATTGCTGTCGTTAATCCACCGCAGCATGGTACTGGCAGCGAAGTTGCCCTCACCAGCGTTGAACGTAAAGTCCACTAGGGCATCAAATTCATTTTGAGTCAGTGGTACGTGCACCAGCCGGTTTACTGCGTTCACTGCGTTCTGCACATTAGCCATCAGGTCAGAGTCTGCCTTCTCCTGAGTAATGGACTGCCCAGGTACGACGCCGTGCGTGTTGCCCCAGCCATTAGTCCAGACGCCTGCGCTGTCTAGGTAAGGAATTAGACGACACTGTTCAAACGACTCCGTTAGGTGGAGACCACCCTTGCCGTACTGCATCACATACTCCTATGAAGATGCACGGGCGACCCAGATAGCCAGATGCGCGTAGTGCTGGCCGTTGTCACCGCCAGCGCCAGCAGCCCCAGCAGCATCGGCCACGACGGAACGAAGCCCCAGTAGAACGGAGAGAAGAAGATGAAGATGTTGCACATGCCGTTGAACCAGATCGAGAATCTGGCGCTGACGTGTGTATCTGACGTCGTCATGCATAGACGGCAGAATGACATCCAAAGAATTGCTCCGGAGAGCAGGCTATTTAGAGCGATTGCCAACATCGGAATTTCCTTTCCTGATTAAGAATTCGCGAACGTACTTGAAGCAGTCGGAGATAATAGTTCTCCATCTATCCCCAATGGCCCCGATAGCGAAAGCTACGGGGCTGATAATCTCTTGGCTATGATAGCCAAAATGTTCTTCTATCAAGTGAGCGGTAAATCCGGTGAGCACACTGGCGGTGCAGACGAGACGAAAGAGAAAGAACGCGCTATCTAGGCGGCCGCTACTTTCTCTCACGCTCAGAGGCCACATGGCCCCTGCCAGCGAGCTCATAATAATCAGGGCATGATCTCCCAGCAGGGGCGCCAGAACCGCGACCCAGTAGGCCATGCCACTTGGCGTATCGGGTCTGGTATCTGGCATGATTAATTGATACCTCCAACAATGGTCGTAGTGCCGACAAGCTGAGTTCCACCAGAATCAAGCCAGAAACTGGCAGTTACGCTGTACGAAAGACTACCAGAAGTACTCCAGGCAATAGATCTATTGGAGGACAGAGCGTAGACCGTACCATCTACAAGCCCGGCAGTCCACGTCGTGCCACCGACTAAGTGGTGGCTGATAAAGTAAGCGTTACCGGGTGTGCCCCCCGTGGGGGTGTACCAGATTTTGTTGGCGTCACTATTGTTACCAGTCAGTACAATCGTGCCATCTGTATTGGCAGAAAAGGAACAGGATCCAGGTGCACCCGTCGCGCCCACGTTGGCGTTGGCAGGGATGATCGCGCACCCTCCTGAGGAGACTAACATCATGCCGCAGTGGATCATGTCAACCCCTGCCCAGAGATGATACCGAGAACTCCAGAAAGAAACACGATGGTGGCAGTGCCATAACCCGCTAGTGTGCGGTTACCTGTGTTGGCCGTACCTGCCTGCCGCAATGTGGCGATCGTGGCTGTAATCGTAATAGGTGCGCCAGTCGTGTTAAGGATTGTAATGACGCTGTGCGTAGCCATCGTAGAATTGGGGACTGTCACGCCCGCTGTGGCGTAGACGCACGTGCCTGCATCAATGGCAGCAAATGCTCCGTTGGTGACACTGGCCGCAGGTAGCCCCGCGAGGGCGGCACCCAAACTGCCTGCAAGATATGGAACCAGCGGGCTAAATCTAATCTGACCCGCATCTAGCTGCGCCGTGTTGAGACTCATTCCCCCAACAGCCGTCGCTGCGATGGTGTTGTCCACGTTCGTAGAATCTGGAACTATTCCAACCGTGGTGATACCACCTCCAAAGGAGGCAGACTTAATGGTGCCGTAGCACAGGCCGCTGTTCAGACTGTACCGGGCGCGTCTACCCACCAGGAAGGCGCCCGTAAAGTCGCCCGGGACACTGAAGCTGGTAGCGCTTACGAACGAAGGGCTCGGAGGAAATTCCGGATACCAGCCAACCTGCTGAATGCCGTACCCGACGGTGGGAGAAGGATACTGAATACCGTCTTGATATGTTACTGCATATGCATCTATTGGCTTTCCAGCGGGGGATACAAAGCCGATAGATATGGCTGAAAGACCAACATCTAGGAACGTGCTGTCCATCACCATATTTAGAGTGGTGATGCCTCCGCTAAACACGCTCGTGTAGACAGTACCGTAGGCAGTGCCCGCAGCGACTGTGGCTTGAATGCGAATGCCTGCGGGCAGAATTGTAGTCTGATTTCCGACAACGCTAAACGAGGTTGCCCCGATATACGTAGGTGTCAGACCAGAAGAGTTGAACTGCTGCAGCGTTTGGGAGACAATAATGGGGATGCCCGGGATATTATCGTAACTGATGCCAACAGGGGCATCAGTGCTATCGTGCACGATAAACTTGTATGACACTCCATTGCTGAGAAAGATCTGTACGTTGCTGCGCCCGTAGGCGTCCAGGATAATGGGATTGGCATTAAGCGTCGTCTGGGACGGATCATTCCACGTGCTGGCGGGGGTCAGGCTCCCAGCCACGTAGGTGTAGATCTTACCACCATTCAGAGGCAGTCCAGCGTTCGTGAATAGCTGGACACCTGCACCGAAAACTGGACTCAGAAGAGCGGTCATTATCTGTCCTATTATACGTAGTTGCAGTGCAGTGCGTAACCCTGAGCGTGCAGCTTCGGGAGTTGTTCCTTCAGCATCTCCCCAATATCGTCTCTCAGAATAGGGTTAGAGATGCTGAGCTGATCGGCCGTCTTATAGGCACGAGCTGCGGCTTGCTTCACGCTATCGCCAAATCCAGTGATGACTGCATTGTAATTGCCCGCTGTAGACCAGATACTTTCTTCTGCAAGCTTATCGCCCTTCATTACAGGCTGCTTCATCTGCTGCACGTACTGGGGGTGGATGTGCTTGCTGTTTCCCTTGGTCACACCGTAGATTGGAGCACCGTGAGTGTCCTTCTCATCCTTGAAGTTGTGTGGAAAGTCCGCACTTGCCAGTACCAGACACACACCAATATCTTCTGAGAACGTGGTGGTGTCCTTGCCATCCACGGCGTCCTTCATCCACGCCACGGGGTCGCCCTTCGTGGCTCCGAGCATCATGTTGGCGATGGGCCAGCCGAAGCGGCATGTCCATTCCGTGGGCCAGGGCTTGCCAGCCTCGTCTATGATGAACCCCAGAGCGGAGTCGCCCCTGTGGTCTCTCTTCATCAATTCTTCCTGGAGCTTGCCCAAGGTCTCACTGCCGAGCTTGCTGGTCTCGGTGAAGTAGGCCACGGTACCCATCTCGCCAGTGTTCGGGCCGTAGTTGCCGGGCATCAGTTTCTTGTGCTCGAAGGATTCATTCCATTGCCCGACCCAGCCCTTGCTACCCATGAACCGGGAAACGCCCATCTCAATCCCAGAGATGAACTTCTGCAGCATCACCTCACCCTGTGGGGGCGGCGTGCGCTGCATCCAAGCAATCAGATCTGCGGGCGACTTGCTGACGTAGGTCAGGCTCTTGTCTTCGTTGTCGCCCAGGGTCTTGAATACGAAACGCTCTTCGGTCTTGCGGGCGTGCTTCTCTGCTGCAGCCATCGTAGGAAACGTCTGGAACGGCGCGCACTCGATTCCGGCCTTCTCCAGAAGTTGGAGCCCGTCCTTGCGGCTGATTTCCAGCTTTGCGCTCGCTGGGCTAGGCGCGAAGACGGGGTAGCCTTTCTTACGGAAGAATTCAAGTTTTTCCAGGTAGTCGTCGTTAGACGTGCAGAAGATGAGATCAGCCCAACTGGCGCTGCCCACCCAATTGGAGATACGATCCACACCCTTGAAGCCCTTTCCAATAGCATCACTAATCGTCGGCTTGGGGCTGGTGAACCAGCGCACCTTATGCCCAGCCGCCACGGCCCGGAGGATGAAGCTCAGCGCCACACCGTCTTGATCAACGATCAGTATTTTCACGCTGATCCTCGCTCATCTTAGCAACTGCGGCAATATCAGCAATAGTCTTCTGCTCACTTCTATCCAGCCCGTGGCCGGACTCCCCCAGCTTGTAGCGGTTGAACCCAGACTGGAACCCCGGCAGATGTTCCTTGCCAGTTTCTACGGCCTTTTGGAGCAGGCCCGATCGGGACGTGGGCAGGTCAACACCCCGGCTGGTTTGCCCGCCAGAGATTTCTGGCTGACTGATGGCCCGGAGGCCAAAGGTCTCTCCCACCTCAGCAAGATCGTTCAGAGGGTGGGTGCTGTGCCCGCGCACGTACCCCCGATCGTTACCCGCACGCAAGAATCGTGCCAGATCTGCTGGACTGATGTTACCGTTGGCATCAATGCCACCCCGCTGGGATAGATTCTCCAGAGTTTTCATTGTTCTATATTGGGGGTTAATCTTGTCCAGTGCAACCTTCACGCTGGGGTTGTTGCGGGCCACGGACTCGTTGATAGCGTTAATGACTTCACCCAGATCTTCACGCTGGAAGCCGTCCTTAATCTTAGCGCTGCTACTCTTCAACTCGCTCACTAGACGGTTGACCGTGGCCCCATCTACCTTCAGCTTAAAGCCTCTACCAGTGATTCCATAGTCTGCTGCCGCAGAGTGGTAGGCGTCCAGAAGCTTGTTCGCAGCAGTCATCGCCTCCTTGTTCGCCCACGGGCTGCCGAGCTGCGCAGCCGTGCTGTTAGATACGAAGTCTTGGAGCTGAGCGATGGCGTCACCATCTACCTTAAAGCTCGTGCCCGGAGCGTAGACCTTATCGTATTCCTTACCGAGGCGTTCAAAGTTGGAGCCAATGTAGGCTTTGTCAATGACACCAGATGGAGCACCCGCAGCCCTAGTGGCCTCAAGATTACCTGCAAGCCGATTCTGTTCTCTCTGGCTAAACGTCACACCTGGAGTTTGGATGCGGCCCGCGTCCTGCCGAGCCTGCTGTGGGCTGATGTTGAATCCCATGTCCTTGGCCTTCTGCCAGTATTTCTGGACAGGGGTCTCGGCAGTGCCCACATCGCCAAACAGGACGTGCTTGTTGACGAAGTTCTTGCCCATGCTGCCCGCTTCTGCCAGTCCAGCCCCGGCACCACCCAGCGCGGCGCCGAGACCGAACTGCTCAGCCTTCTGCCGCGCCATGTTGCCGCTGGGGTCGACAGGCTCCAGCGCACTGGCCGCGCCTGCCCCCACGGCGGAGTTCAGCACTCGGCCTGCCGCACCCGCAACACCCAGTTCTGGGGTCATGGGGCCTGCAATGGCAGTCATGGGAAGTGCGTTGCCCACCACAGCGTCGAACGGCGATTCCTGCTGCTGACGAGATTGATCTTCGTTCACAGCCTTACGCGCCGCCTCAGCGCTGGCGTTATACTTGTCAATGTTCTTACCAATTTCCTTGTTTCCCATCAGATCGCCCATCTTACGAACGATGGGCTGCGTCACTGCATCAGAGATCTGATTGGCCCCCAGCATGAGAGACTTCGTGGCGTTCCACGCAGACTTCGCCATGACGCCTGCCGGGGACGGCCCCTCTGGTGTACCTGGATCTTGCTGATACTTCCAGATATCCTTCTTTTCCTTGTTCTTGGGGATGGGCGCCGGGGCAGCTAGTTTCGTGTCATCTCCAAGCTTTGACAGGGCTTCTGCGAAATGCTTGGCCGCTTCATCATCACCCGCATCGCCCGCTGCGTGCAGTGCACTGGTGAGATCTTCGCGCTCACTCATTTCTTAGGCCCGTACTTGTCCATGTACATCTTGGTCTTAGCGTCAAATGCTGCCTTGTCATCTGTGGGTGCAGGAGCCTCCGCAGGAGCATCACCACCCATTTCACGGCGGATAGCCTTGATGTCACTCTGAATCCTGGCCTTCTCTTCCGGGGTCTTAGCATCGTTTAGAGCGGCCATACTCTTCTTGAGCTCGTCGCGCATGATAGACGTACGATCAGAGTCACGAGACTTCTGATCTGCTGCAGATACCCTGGCATCACCACTGCCGCCCCTAGGCTTCAGGGCATTGCCCTGATCCATGAGGCGAGAAGTAATGGCATCCTGACTTTCTCGGATACCCTTGGTACGGTTCTTAGCGTCAACCAGCACTTCCGACAAGCGCGCACGAAGCGTGTCTGGGTTGTCAGCTGTACTGAACATATCGCTGATTTCTAGCAGCGCCTTCTCGCCAATCTGGGTATTGCCCAGACTACCAGAAGAGAGCTTCGCGTATTCGCTAGCCACGTTGCGCAAGTCAATTGCTAGCTTGGCAACCGCAGGGGGCAGACCCTGCGTGGTGCCCATACCCTTCTGCACCCACTTGTTAAGAATAGGGATATCGCTGGCGTTTGCCTCATCAATGTGGGAAAGGCTCGTGTTTACGTTCTTGATGAGCGTATTCTCAAAGGCGTCCGTGGCGCCGGCCAGCGCGCCCAGATTCTTCTGTGCCTTGGCCATACCTTCACGAGTTACTTGCCCAGCAAGCACATCGCTATCGCTAAGTCCAGCCATCTTCTGCATCTTGGCTGCGTTGTTGCGAATAGCGACCTTTTGCTCTGGCGTCGCACGGGTCATTTCCCGATGGGTGAGCAAGAAGTCCGTAGACGCCATGTTCAGCGCATCGGGGCTAAATTCTATGCCTCCCTGCGCTGTGGCCTTACCTGCGGGCTTGGCGTCCGGGGGCAGGGCCGCAGGCTCCCATTCACCAATTTCGTTCTGCTTCATGGTGGCGCCCGTGGTCTTGTTGACCTTGTACACAGCGCCGACCTTGTCTCGGAATAGGTCACCAGCGCCCTGCAAGGCATCAGCCTTCACTTCGGCAAGGCGAGACTTGACCTGCTCGGCGTGGTACTTCGCTGCCGCCTGCGTGTTGCCTAGCTGCTCGGGTGGCATGTTCTGCACATGCTGTAGCACGTCTGGAGTGAAACGAGCCTGCCCCGCCACCTGCTGCTGCTGCATCCACTGGGCAAGTTGACCTCGGTTCTGCGCAAACTCCGCGTCCGCAGCCTGCTTGCCTTTGCTGGCTGCAGTGGAGTCATATTTCTGCTTCAGGCTGTCCAGCATTGGCGCCAGGGCATCATCCTGCTTGCTCATATCCTCTAAGGCATCCGCACGCAGGCCATTAATCATAGACCGTTGCTTGAGCACGTGATCGTCGATAGCGTCCTTATGCTTGATCAAGTTCCCATAGAAATCAGAACTGACCTTGCCCTTCAAGTCACCCAGGGCCTTGTTCGTACCTTCTGGAGTCGAGAGATCGCCACCGCCCTGGAGGAATTCCTGCAGCGCCTTGCGGTCAAACTGCCCCTCCTCCTGCTTACGCATCTTCTCTTGCGTATCAACCATCGTGCCCGCAAGGCTGTATGCCTTCATGGCGTTCTCAGTCGGATCGATGGGCGCGGCCATCTTTCCCGACATCGGGATTGCTGCGTCTACACTATTGCCGACAGTCATCAGTGCACCTTGCTGTAGTCAACCATCTTGTACCCAGAAGCGTGCTTGCGCACGGCCTTAGGATTCTTCTTTTCTACATCCTGCGCCATCACACCCATCTGTTTCTTGTTGCTGCCCTTCATACGATAGGTGTAGATGGGGGTGCCACTCTTCGTTTCGCCCACCTTTTCCTTGTCAGTCTTCAGTCGTTCGTCAGAAAGGCTGAATGCACTGTCCAACTCACCAGGGCTAGCGTAAGGGTCTGCGTTGTATCCACCCATCGGCGCGCCGCTAATGGGGGCGCCGATCGTGTTGGGAGAAGCCCCAATCCGAGGCGTTGTGGCTAGATTGCCAAGCTGGCTAAGTCCGTTGGATAGTGCATTGCCCTGACCAATCGTGGCTGCGGCCTGGGCGTTGGCGCCGCCGACCATAAGGTTAGCCGTAGAGTCTGCAGAAGAATTGACAGCGGTCAGACCCGTGCCCGCCAGGGACTCCGTGGCACTCAGTTGCGTCTGTTGTTGCTGTTCCCACTGGTTAAACGCCTGACCCTCGTACTGTGCAGCATTGCCTTCAGCGAACTGAGTGGCCTGATGCAGCGCGTTGCTGTTGAGCGTCCCACTCCTTGCGGCGTTGCTGTTATTGATCGCTCCAAGACCTTCCTTCAGAGCCTGCTGTTCTGCCGCACTATTCGCCGCCATGGAAGGATCAAATTTCTGCGTGAACTGCCCCCCAGGCGCCAGCCCAGTGCTCAGTTGATTCAGACCAATCTTACCCGCGTCCACCCAGGGCTGCTTCTGCGCGGCCTGCTCTGCTGCAGCGTCCTTCGCAGCGTTGGCCTGGGTGTTACCAGCCTTCTTCGCAGCGTTGGCGCTAATAGCCGAAGCGCCGATAGTACCTGCAGCGGCGACGCCTGCAGCGATTAGAGCAGCGGAACCGAAAGGCATGGGTACTCCTGTCGAACGCAGACGATCATCGTCACGCGCTCATAGGCCGTTGGGTTCGTCACCCAGTGGCTGAAACTGTTGTCAAACTGGAAAATATCCCCAGGCTTC